GTCGTGAGTCGACAATTCCGTTTTAAGGCCGTCGCCTTATGGTGAAGTGTTCCGGAGTTGAACCGAATTGTGCTGCAGCCCGGGATAACAACAGCCGTTTTCCTCTAAACTAACACCTCATACAGCTCCGCTCTGGGAGCTGTGCAGCTATATTTTACTTGCGGCTCGGTCGCAAGGTGTACACGAGTGACAAGTGAGAGTCGAACTCACACATAGGAAAACTACTATCCACGCCGAGTTGCACGGCTTTTCGTCAGGTATAGCCTACCTGCGGCTCTTCCCATTGAGCTATTGTCACATGAATAAAAAAGAGCGTGATTGAACTTAATCAACCACGCTCGGCTCTTATATCTCAACGCTTAGAGATACGCTTATTCAGTTGTAACGCTTTCAAGTTTTAGAGACTCCATGTACTCATTTGGTTTTAACTGCAATAAAACATTTCTTACTGCAAGCTTCCATGTTTCTTCATTCGGTAGAGATTGCTCAGTCTTGAAGCCAAACACACATTCACGCCCTTGGCTCGTTGTGCTGCCGATAACGGTCTTAAAACTCATGATGTACAGCATTATTTTACTTCCTTTCGGCTTTCCTGTATAACCTTGACTTTATCCTTGCCGGGGATAAGCTCAATGCGGTCGCCTTTTTCCAGCACCTGCAGGATCTTCTCAATCAGCTCCGGTGGGAGTGTGTATTTATTCACGCTTTTTCCTCCTTGGTATCTTTACCTCAGTATAGCCGCCTGTCTCCGACTTGCTCAATTCGACCACGACTGCGTTGCCCTTCGGAACGACTGCCACTCTCTTTCCGTCGGTTTTCTTCTTGCCGATGTACTTCTCGTACCATTCATCGTACTTCATATTCGCAGGAATAGTGATATTCTTGCCGTTCTTATCCCTTGCCACCTTCTTGATTGGCATTCCTTCCTTGAAGTAGGGAATAGTCCTGCAGTGACAGTGTGGATGCATCGGAGCTAGGTTAACACCTGCGACTGCATCTTTTCTGTTGAATACCTTCTGGTCGTTCTTCTGGCAGACATCGCAGGTCCTTGTATCGAATGTAGCTATGTACATGTATCTGTCGATTTCGAGCTCCTCATAGGACTCCATCTCGGCCTGATTGCAGGCATATGAAGTTTCCGTCTGTATCAGTCGCCGTGCATTATAGTCGCTTGTGTTGAATTTCTCAGCCAGTTTCCTTGAAGTCTTATAGATACTCTCACCGCTGACCGCTGCTTCTGTGAGTAGGCCCCGAATTTCCTCTTCCAGAGCTTTATTGTTAGCCCAGATGCGCTTGCTGTAGTTCTTGCCTGACCAGTTCTCGTTGATGATCTTATTCACGAGCCTGTCAGGTATCGCAGCGAACTCAGGCTGCACTCCTGCTCCCTGAGCTAAGTCAAAGATTGTATGATAGTACGCTTCCGGCACTATCTCTTTGAGGAACGCTGTAGTTGTGGCGAGGTTTATGCCGTATACTTCCTTGAACTTCTCCTCGGTGTTGTTAAGCAATGCCGCCAACCGCCGCATTCGGTATTCATACGCCAGGCTGTCCTCTTCACCGATATGCCGAAGTATCTTCGCCATTTCGCTTTCAATATACGTCTGCAGGCTGCTGTATGCCCTTCGTATATTCTTCGCTACGTCGAAGGCAGCCAGTGTATAATTATCAATGCGCCTTTCGGCTCTTTGTATCCAGTATGTCTGGTTACTGGTCATTTCTATTTATAGCAGCCGTTGACATCACAAACTGTTCATCCTGCTCCTGCCTGCGCTCCTCGGCCGCTTTGGTAACTTCTGCCTCAGGATCCTCAACAAAGGGAAGCTGAGCGACAAGCGTCTCATTGCTGCATATTCCTTCGAGATTGCTGATAACCTGCGCTATCTCTACAAGATTCTTCGGCAGACTGTGCGTTATCGTGATTGTCAGATCATCGAGATCAACAGGCTTCATGCCCTTGGTGACCATTATGTTGGAAAAGAGCTTGATACGCTCTCTTATGCCCTCTTTGATGTATCTTTCCTTAATCTTTGTTATCTGATTAAGGCCAAGAAGCTTATACTGCATTGCAACGCCTGAGACATTGCTTGCAAAGTCCTTATCTGTCATGGAAGGAACGCAGCTGAACTTGTGGATATCATCAGCTAGGGATTGCCGCAGGAGCTCATTGCCCTGCTGATCTATCTGACGTGTCAAGAATTCAAGCTTACTTTCAGGAGAAAGCTCGATAACGCCGTTTTTCTTGATATCGTTATAGTTTTTCTCAGCTTCTGCATTAGTATATCCTAATGTCTGTCCAGTAAGGACCATAAGACTATTTACAAAGTTCTCAACATCGTCAACACGGTTGCTCTGCTGTATGTTGTAGCCGTCTATGAGAGGAATAAGCTGCTCAAAGTCGCCCTGCTTCTCATTGTTGTTGTATATCTCAATGAGCGTAACAGCTCCGAAGTAGTTAGTCTCCGGTTTTGAAGTGCCACTATATTCAAAGGCTTTTGAACATTCAAACTTCACTATCTGACTCTCTGTGCTGTACTCTACATAGTAGCCGATAAGCTCTTGAGTAACAGAATCCCTTTTCTCATAGTAGTAAACACCTGCAACTGGAAGGAGCTCCACAGTGCTGTTATAAATAACAAATGCGTTCATCGGATGTATGCTTGCCGTCTTTGGCGTTGGGCTTTCATCTGAGCTCATATAGTCCAGCTCATAGGCCACTCCGTAAATACTCTGATACTTTGCGTTATCCATGTCCTGGACATCGACCTGTGCTATATTATTCCATTTAAGGAAATCGTCAAGGTTCTGTTTTTTTGACTGGTAGCTAATAGGCTCGCCAATGAGGTAACCAGCTGCAAAGTCGGAAATATACTTTGCATAATTACATACCAGATTGTTACAAGGATCATCATTTCTATACTTCGGTCGACGGAGCAGAATATCATGAACGCCTTCATAATACCGCTGCAGCTTCTCATATCTCGGGCATGTCACCTCTCTATGTGTCTTTATATACTTGCACACAAGCTGCGGTGTGAGCTCGTCGGTGTTCTTCAGAACAAATGGCATTCATACCACTCCTATCGTCTTAGTGTTGAAGTTCCGACCTTTGAACTGTTGAGCATTGTCTCGGCAATACCAGTTGTAGCATCGGGAGCATCGTCGTGCGCGTTTTTCCCTTCACGCTGATACTTGTTCATTGCTTCGTAGTACTCTGGAAAACGGTCACGCCAGTTTACAGGAAAGTAAACGTGCTGCATTACCCAGGTCGAATATGTGATTATTCTTGCTATCTTGTTGTTTGACTGGTGAAACCACAGCCATACTGTACGTCTATTATTCAGTTGCTCTTCGGAGATGCGCTTTACATTTCGTGCGAATCCTCGGCCACCATTGTTTGACTCTATCTTGGCATTGTTTACGTTGAATTCTTTATGCCTTCGGGCTGTCTCAATCTCTGTCTCTTCCATCGGAGCTTTGCTAAAGTAAACATCGAGGATATAAGCTTCGCGCTGATATACTCCCCATATTATAGAACAGAGCCAGTCGCTGCCCTCATCAGCCGTATCTGTGTAACTGAATATTCCCTCAAAATGTGGTGGAAGATCTGTATATGTCTTAAAGCTCGTGTAGAGCTTGCCTTTTATGTCTATTGGTTCTTGCTGATAGTTGGCACTTGCTATATCCGCCCCCATTGCCTTAATAGTGGCCTGGTAGCTTCCATAGCTGAGGATATCATCACAAAGCATACTGTTTGTTTCTTTGTCATAAGCCTTCATGCAGATATGCCGATAAGGTATATTCTCATATTTGCAGAAGTCAAGATACTTGCCTGCCAGATCATCAGAAGCCCAGCGTGTCATAATGATTATAACCTTAGCACCTTCTTCACGTCTGCTCAGCATTGTATTAGTGAACCATTCCCAGTGCTTCTGCTTGGTGTTCTCGTTGTTGGCTTCTTCTGCGTTCTTGATAAGATCGTCTATTATCATAAGCGTACAGCCGAAGCCTGTTGCTGTACCTGTCGGAGAAGTAGCAAGGTAATTATTGTAGCCGCCCTCAAGACTCCACAGGTTCATTGCTCCGTCACCGAGTTTAATGCGTACATTAGGAAATACATCTGAGAACACAGGTTTGTAAGGATCTGCTTTGACTTCTGATATGGTATTTCTGACATTCTTCGAAAACATCGTCGAAAGAGTCTCGTTGTAAGAACCTATCATGATTTTTCTGTTAGGATCCTGTCCGAGATACCACTCAGCGAAGCAGCAAGCTGTTCTTGACTTGCCATGTCGAGGCGGTAAATTTACTATAAGTGCTCTATCATCTGATTCAAGAAACTCTTGGAAGTCATTGCATAAGTCTACAAGATATTTCCTATCACGTTTGTAAAAGTCAGGAGCTTTCAGCCTGCAATAATCAAAGAAGCTGCGCCGTGCAAGTTCTATCCTTGCTCCAAGCTGTATTAGTTTCCTATCAGTCAGCAAGTTTTCTCAGCTCCTCGGTAGTCAGCTCCTTGAAAGGATTGTTTATCTCGGCTGAGAGGTTTCCTTCTATCTTTGTAACGTATTCTCCTGTCATTTTATTAAGAGTGTCGATAGCTCTGATGCGGTCAGCATCGAGCATTCCGCCTTTGGCAATATCTGAAAGCAAAGCTTTCCGCTCTCCAGCTGTGAGTATACGCTCGTTCTGCTGTTCTTCAGATAGCTGTCTGATATAGTTAGCAAGTTCAGACTTATATTTTTTGGGTTTTCTTGGGTTGAGCCAGTTGCTTGCATACTCTGCTGTTTTGTCAGAATACCCTGCTGCGATAGCTGCCTGCTTAGCGTTACCGCAAGCGATGTAATTTTCTGCGAACTTAAGATCTCTGTTTGTCACGGTAACACCTTCTTTCCCATATACAACAAACCGCCTTAGCAAGGGGGAACTAAGACGGAATGCTGTCATTTACCTTTAGGAGGTATATTTTTAGGCGCCGAAGCACTGTGAGAGCGATAAGTAACCCCGAATTTACATTATCGCGGCACTTCTTTGGTTGCTAGTGTGGGAGTTGAACCCACTACCTCAAGGTTATGAGCCTTGCGAGATAACCGTTTCTCTAACCAGCGGTAAATATGGGGAGCTGTCGCACTCCCCATCCCTATGAAAGGAGTAAACAAAATATGTGTAGAACAAAAGAAAGGAGACATTTCAGGAATTTAATTCCCTAACTTAATTATACACAAAACGTGATACAAATTCAATAATAATAGTGCCGAAATATAGGCGTTTAATTGTTGCATTTGTTTGAAAAGTCTGTTGAAACTTCCTCATTAAGCCATTTTTGAATGCATTTCTCGCAACCGTCATGCACATATTTATAGCAGCGGAGTATCTTGGTCTCTCGTGAAATA